GCTGGTCAGCGCCAGCTTGGCCGCGAGCGTCGGCGGGAACACGACCAGCATCACCGGCCCCTCGGGCGCGGGCGTCTGCCCAGCCATCGGCGGGGCGGGCAGCATCGGCACGCCGGTCGGTGGCGGATCGATCAGCGGGAATGCAGGGATCGTCATTTCGGCTGGTCCTTGAATACGATGGTCGTGCCGTTCCACTCGATGCGAAAGTTCTTCTGCGGCAATACGCTGAATCCGAGTTCGGGGCGGAATCGCTGGCGCGGTGCGAACATGACCGCCATCGCCCGGTCGAACAACGTCAACCGTATGTCGCCGATCAATGACGGCGCACCGTCGCACACGCCTGCGAAAGTCAACTCCGTGTTCGTGTCCGTGGCCGTGTTGCCGTAGAACGTCCAGACGCGGACCACGCGACCGACCACGCCCTGCGACAGAATCAGTTGCACCATCGCGGGATCGCCGCCGGGCAGCGCAAGCTGTTGCCCGCTGAAAATCCACGCGCCGGACACCCACGTCTGCGACGCCCACGTCTGCAAACCGCGCGTACTGTAATAGCGCGGCGGCGCGAAGTCGATCTCAATGAGATAGCCGGGTAGCGTGACCGGCGCGGTAACGTCGAGCGGCATCACTGACCCCCGCCATCGCCACCGCTGCCGCCGTAGTCGCCGCCATAGGTGACCTCGGTCGTCAGTCGATCATCCTCGACGTGGATGTTCACGTTGTGGTCGCGCATGTTGGCGACGCGCGACGCGCCGGTGTTGAACGTATCGGCGGCCGCGACCACCGCATCGGTGATGTCCTTGATCTTCGACGTATAGAACTCGCGGTCGGTGTTCGCCTGATCGGCAATCGTCTTCATCGATGCGTCGAGCCGCTTGTCCGCTTCCTCCTGCACCTTGTCGAGACCGGCAAGGAACTCGGCCGACTTCGCCGCCTGCTGCTCTGGCGTCAGCATGGAGAACGCCGAATTGATCGTCTGGTTCAACTGCTCCGAGATACGCAGAATCTCGTCGGGATCGGTGGCCTGCGACAACTGCCCGAACAGCTTGCGCGCCTTGGCCTGCTCGCGCTCGTACAGTTGATCCGGCGTGAGCGCGGCCTTCTCGATGGTGTCGCGCGTCGCGCCGAACATATCGTCCATGCCTTGCTTGGCCCGCATGATCCCGGTCAGCAAATTCATGGTCGACACATACATCCCTTGGATGTTGGTCGTCAGATTGGCGATGCCCTCGGCCGTCGTCGGCGTGGTATCGGCCAGAGCATGGAGCGCCTCGCGCTGCCGGTTCCATCCCTCCAGCGCGGTCTGGTTGGCGAGGTCCCACGCTTTCGCTGCATCGCCGAGCGGGTCCTCCATCGCGGCGATGGTCTCCATGAGGCCATGCATCGCTCCCGCGGTGGCGATGATGTTGGTGACATCATCGCTGCTCGCCGCGGACGCGACGACCACGTCGAGAATCTGCGCGATCTCGGTGGGCAGGTCGGACGCCTGCAACGCCGCCAGCAGCGCGCGCTTCGACTGCGTATCGATGGCCGCTTGCAAGCCCGCGTCATCGCGACCCGCATCGAGGTTCAGGCTCTTGAAGATTTCCTCGCCGCCCGCGCCATACACGCCGGCCGACACGCGCGACTGTGCGGTGCCCTGCGGATCGGTGTCGTAGCCGAACGCGAATCCGAGATCGCGTGCCGTTCCGCCAAGCGACTCGACCGCCTGCTTGTACGAGTTCGCCATCGCGTCGACCAGCGGCTTGATATCCGCGTCGGCGTGATCCGGCGTGTAGTAGCGGCCGCCCGGCACATCCTCGGCACGAATGCCGCTGGTCGCGAAGCCTCCTTCCTTGGCCCCGCCCTGTGCCTGCGACAGCATCGTGTACGCGATGTAGGCGACGGCGATGATCGCGCCGATCACCGGGATCATCGCCACCATCGACGCGCCCAGCGTGGCCGTCGCGGTAGTGGTCACCGCCATCTCGGTTGCGAGCGCCGACGCGCCGCCGGTCGCCGCACCGAACGCCGCGGTCATACCGCCGCCGCCGACCACGCTGGCGGTGGTCGCCGCGCCCGCGCCACCCGCGAGCGAGGTCGCCAGCGCGGACGAGCCGCCCGCCGCGAACAGCGACGCCAGCCCCCCGCCCTGCGACGCAGCGAACGCAGCGCCGCCGGCCGCGCCCGCGCCGCCACTGAACAGCCCGGCCAGCCAGTTGCCGGCGGTGCTCATCATGCCGCCGCCGCCGCTGCCGCCGCCCATCAACTGCGACAGCATATCGGTGCCGAGCGACTGCGCCGTGCCCGCGCCGCTCACGCCCCCGCTCATGGCACCGACGAGTTGGACGACCCACTTCTTCACGGTCAATTCGTACAGCACGTCGAGCAGATACTTTTTCAGATCAGCGCCGACCCGTTTCGCCCAATCCGAAACGCCCTTCATCCCCTCGCCCCACGACTCGACGAACGATTTCGAGTAATCCTCGGCCGTCTTGAGAAAATCCTGCCACTTTTCGGTGTTCAGCTTGACCGCATCCATCTCGGCTTGGATCGCGCCGCGCGATTCGATCAATGCATCGCGCTTATCGTACAGCGCATTGATCTCGTCCTTGTCATCCTGCAACGTGACCCCGGCAACCTGATGCTGCCGCTGCTGCATGCTGATCGCGAGTTCGCGCTGCGTGCCGACCAGACGCATCACCGCGACCTCATCCTCCAGCACATCGTTTTGCTGACCAATTGTGGTGATATTTTTGCGGATCGCGTCGCGCACATCATCCTGCTCTTTCTCCCACGCGCGCAGATCGTCGATGTACTGCTTCATGAACTTGCCGCCCTCGGCCTTCTTCCACAACTCTTGCAACGCGGCGGCGAAGATATCGATTTCCTGCGGGAACTCGTCGAGGAATTCGTGCAGCTTTTCCAGATCCTTGAGCAATTGCGGATCGAAGCTGGCGCCGCCCTCGAATGCATTCGCCAATCCTTGCGCCCAGTTGTACAGCTTGGCGAGTTCCTCCAGTTCTTTCTTCAGCGCAGCCGCGGCCGCCGCGGCTTCCTTCGCCCCATCCTTCGTGTTGTTCACCGCGCGCCGAGCGGCCTCTTGATTCACCGGCACTTTTGCCGATTCATCATTCAGCGCGGCGGTCGCATCCTTGTAGCCCCACATCGACGCCAGCGACTTCTGCGTGGCCGCCGTGTTCGCGTCCATCTCGCGGCCCATATCGGCGAAGATTTCCTTCGCTCGCTTGAGGCCGCCCTGCTCGCCCAGCGTCGACGCAATCGCCGCGACACCGGCGAGCGCGAGTCCGAGTTGCTTGGCTGCGCCGACAGTGATGATGATGATGGTGCCGACGCTGCGCACCGCCACGGCCAGCACCGTGCCGACCGCGTTCGCGAAGTCCTTGCCGGCCGACACGTTGTCGCCGAACGCATCGACCAGATCGGCGAGAGCCGGCAGCACGGCCTGCACGATGGGCATCATCATTCGCTGGCCCGCATCCTTCGCGAGTTCCAGTTGATCGCTGAATTCCTTGGACTGCGCGGCGACCTCGTCGGTGGTCACACCGTACTTCGCCAGTTGCGCCTCGGCCTTGGCGATGTTCTCGGTCAGTTCCTTGGTCGCCGCCAGTGCTGCCTCTGCCCCCTTGCCCAGCAGTTCCTGCGCCAGCTTTGCGCGCAGCGCCGGTTCCTCGACCAGCGCGAGTTGCTTGATGACATCCTTGAATACATCGTTCTGCGAGCGCAGCTTGCCGCTCGCGTCGGTGACGGAGATACCCATCGCCTTGAACAACTCGGCGGCCTTCGACGTAGGATTGGTCGCCTCGACCATCTGCGCCGACAACGTCTTGAGATACTTGGTGTACTGCTCGACGCTCACGCCGCTGATCTTCAGCGCCAACGTCATCTTGTCGAGTTCCGCGACCGGCACGTCGATGGCGTTGCTCAACTCCTGCAACTGCGACGCATGCTCCATCGACGACTTGAACGCCTCGCCGAATGCATGCACCGCAGCCGCGGCCGACACCCATTTGGCGGCGTGCTTCGCGATGTCGTTCCCCATATCCTGAAACGACTTCGTGACTTCGCGCCGCATATTCGCGGTCTCGCGCTCGACCTTCCCGAGTGCGCCCGTGAACTGCGCGATATCCAGCGACAGTTTCGCGACCAGTTCACCGAGCGTGGCCATTCGGCTTCCCCTTGGAAGTGCGCTTGACGGTGCGGTGCTTCAGCTTCGCTGACGCGGTGATGAATGCATGCGTTACGTGCGCCGCCTCACGCGCACCCGCGGACGGTGCGCGCCCGCGCGGCGCAGCCGGCGTCTTGTCCATGAACGGCATGAAGTCGGACGGCTTGGCGCTCTTGCTGCCGCCCATTGTGCGGGCGATCAGCGACGCGAGTATCCCCATACGGAGATCCCCGCGGAATTCGCCGAACGGCTGGTCCTTGTAGTAGACCCCCCATTCGGCGAGTTCGGTCGCCGGCATGCCTTCCTCGATCTCTCGCACGGTCTTGCCGAGCGCGAGTGCAACGGTGAACAGGAATCGCCGTTCCGGCGCTAGGCTTTTTTTTCGACTTCGCCTATACCGTTATGCCGGTTCGCCTGCTCCATTGCTGACTTGACCAACTGCCACGGCAACGACAGGACGTGCTGCACATCTTCCTTCACATCAGGATTGAAGACGTAGCTGTTGTCCTCGTTCACCAGCACCCGGCACAACGCTCTCGCGAGTGCGGCATGGTTTTCCTCGCCGCTCGTCTTGAGGTCGGACTGCTGCGACAGAATCTCGCCGACCGTCAGGGTACGGAAGTACACCGTCCCCCAACCGTCGACGTCCGCGGGCGCAGGCTTCGGGTTGGCAGTTGCAAGTATCGCGTCACGGATCGACATAGGCATCAGGCCGCTTGTGCGTACTGCGGTTGCTGCTGCTCACGTCCCGGCACGCGACGCCCTGCGCGCTGCGCGTCGGCTTCCAGCGCAGTCGGTCCTTCGATGAAGATCGGCGCGCCCGTGATGCGCAGCACGACGTTCGACTCCAGCGCCGTGTTCACGCCGCCCGACAACGTCATCTGGCGCACGAACGCTTGGAACAGCCACACGCCCATCGACTCGCCGCTGTCATCCTCGGGCAGCACCAGCCGCCACCAGAGGATCGTGCCATCGGCCTTGGCCGCCTGCATGGTCTTCTGCGCGGGGTCGCTTGGGACGTAGTTCATGGTGAAGTTGAACGAGCCGAAGTCCTGCAAGCCCGGCCGGAATTCCATGGCCTCGCTGCACATCGTAGTCACGTCGATCTCGGACGCCTGACCGTCGAAGCCGGTGAAGTTGCGCGCCTCGCACACATCGTCGAAGTTGCCGGTACCGATGCCGGTCGCGACGCCGCCCGACGTGTACGCGGCATAGCCGGTCGCGTCGACGCCCTCCAGCGAGAAGCCCGTGGGCGTCACGCTCGTCGCCACGCCGACCGCGCCATTGATCTCGACCATGCCCTGCACGTCGGCGATCTCGACCACATCGCCATCGCCGAACGTGTTGGCCGCGGTGAACACCGGCGGATTGGCCGCGGTGATTGCGGTGATCGGTGCCGTGACCGGCGCGACCTGACCGCCCTGCACTCCCAGCCGCGTGCCCTGCGAGGATACGGCTTCGCTCTTGAATCCAGCCATGATGAACCTCCGTCTTACGTTGAGGTGAGAAGCCGCGTCGTTCGTGCGGCGGATGTGAGCATAGGCTGTGCTTCCCAAATCTGGAAGTCCAACGTACGCCGGTAGATGCCGATGGTCGGTTCGTACCCGTCCATCGCCATGATCGGGACATTCTTGTAGCCGAGTGCCGTGCCGCGCATGATCGATTCGATGGATGCGCCAATCTGTCCGGCTTCCATGATCGTCGTCGCGAACACGTCCACGCGATAGCGGGCGTCCGACAGGTTGCTCGGCCCGCACAGGGTGTTGATCGGGATGCTCGACACGGTCGCGTAGCGGATCGCGGGAAACTCCGGCGCGTCGGGCAGGCGCACGGGGTACACACGCCCGGCGACCAGACCGGCCAGTGCTTTCTGGAGTGCGATGCCCACCGCGATCATTGCTTCGCTTTCCGCCTGACCTCGGTCTGGATGCCACGGTCCAGCGAATCACGCATCAGGTCGAGCGCGTTCTGCTTCTCCGATTCGAACGCCTGCGTCATGAAGTGCCGGCCTTCATACTTCACCGATCCGAATTCCAGAATGAACCAGTACCACGGATCGTTGCCTTTCTTGATCTGCGAGCGCGTACCGTGCCGCACGCCGACGTGATACGTGAACGTCAATCCCTCGGGCTTCTGCCGGGCGGTCACGACGTTGTCGAGCAGCGCGCCGGTCTCGACCAAGTCGTAACTCATGATGTTGTTCTTCGCTGCCCGTTGCACGGCGCGCGCCGCACCGGCCACCGCGCGGAACGCCAGCTTGTCCTTGGTTTCGAATGACAGCGTCGAGAGGTTGTTGATCAACTGCTCCGCGCCCTTCCATTCGACGGTGACCGGATTCGTCATGTGATCCGCTTCGCCAGCACGCGCAGTCGCCGATTGCCCTGCTCGGGATTCAGCACGCCCTGAATGTCGAACACGCCGCCATGCTCACCCTCGACCTGTGCGCGGTCGGTCGCGCGCAGCGGCGAGAACGGGTCGTAGCGGATCACGATCTCCGCATCCACGTCATCGACGTAGTGCCCCGCGCCGAAGTACTCGCGCGCGTTCACCGGCCCGACCGACGCCCACGCCGTGAACAGCGCCACGAAGGTCTCGTTCGGTTGGCCCATCTCGTCCTGCCCCGGCGCGCGACGGAGGAACGTCACCCGCTGGCGCAGTTCGCCGGCCCTTATGCGTACGTCAGATTTGCCCATGAGTCGAGCAGGTAGGTCGGCATGAACGACGCGGTGTCCACGCCCGCGGAGCCGCCGCCGTAGTTCGCCAGTTCGCGGACTTCGTAGTAGGCGGCCGCCGCGGCGAGGATGAATCCCTGCAAGTCATCGGGCATCTCGGCAAACGACGCGAAGCCCAACTCCGCGGTGACCTTGATCCCGTTCAGCGCGACGCCGCGCGAGAACAGTTGGAAGCCCCACGTCTTGGGGTCGGCCGACGACAGCACGGCGACCTGATCGGCAGGAAGCGTCACCCCGGCGCTGTCGAGAATTGTCAATGAGCGCGCGCGGCCGCGCCGCACGATGAATGGCGGGGCGAGTGCGGACGTCAGCGCCGACACGCCATAGCCGGACATCGCATAGTCGGGCAGGTAGTGCCCCGCCATCAGGTCGCCCTCCCACGTGCGCGTCGTCGGCCACACGTCGCGCAGCAGGTAGTTCTCGGCCGACGCGACCGCCATGCCGATGTAGCGCGCCAGCAGCAGGTCCTCGGCCGCGCCGGTCTCGATCCGCGCATGCAGCTTGAGCAGCGGCAGCACCTCGGCGATCACCGCGTCGCGGACCTGCGTGAACTCGGTGAGTTGGAGCGGCCCGGTCATGCCGGCGGCTCCACGACCAGCGCCCACTCGGGTTGGGCGTTGCCGCCGGGAATCGGCGGCGAGCCGGAGGTCGGGCGGCGGCACAGGAACACGCGGCCGTAGTGGCGCACGACATCGTTCAGCCGATAGGTCTCGCCGTCGGTGAACGCGCCGCGCCAGTTCCAGCCGATGCCGTTCGCGCCGTCGCGCGATCGCTTCATTGCGAGTTGCCACGACGCGGCCGCGGCATCAGTGCCCGGCATCATCCCCTGCGACTGCGCGCGCGCTGCCCAGAGCGTGCCGTCGTACGTGACCCAATCGCCCGGCCGGTACTCGGCCGTCGCATCGAACACCCCGCGGTAGTGGAACCCCTCGCCCGGCGGCCCGCGCATCTCGGCCACCTGTGCGCTCAGTCCCTCGACCGCGTTGTCGACCGCCTGCTTCAGCGCCATCCCCGCCTCGACGATCCAGCCGTCGATCTTCTCGTCCATGCCGCGCAGCCGGGCGGCCGCATCGGCATCGGCCTGTGCGGCGATCCGCCCGTAGGTCCCGGCGACGCGGGCCTCGGACTCGGACACCGACTCGGCCAGTTCGTGGATCCGCGCCTCGGCGGCGCGCTCGCGCTCGGCCACCTCGGCGCGGACCACGGCCAGCCCCTCGGCCACGGCGGCCCGCACGGCCTCGGCCATGGCGTGCTTCAGATCGGCCGCTGTGCGCTCCAGCAGCGCGGCGGGGGCGGCAGCACCCGCGAGCGCGGCGGCCGCCTCCACGGCCCCGGCAAGCGCCGCCACGCGCGACTCGGCGGCAGCGGCCCCGGCGGCCCGCGCCTCGGCCTCGGCGCGCACGGCCCCGGCGACGCCCTCGATCCGCCCGCCCAGATCGGCCGCTGTGCGCTCCAGCGCGGCGGCAGGGGTGGCGGCCTCGGCCAGCGGCGCGACGCGCTCCAGCACGGCGGCAAGGGCCGCGGCGCGCGCTTCCATCTCGGCCCGCGCCTCGGCCAGCACCTCGGCGCGGAGCGCGGCGACCGACGCGGCAAAATTGCCGGTGGCCTCGGCCAGCGCGGCAGCGCCGGCTTTGTCCTCGACCGCGGCGGCAAGCCGTGCCAGCCCGGCATCGATGGCGGACAGGCGCGCATCGAGCGGCGTCGTGGCGCGGCGGATCGCCTCGACGGTCTCGCGTGCAAACGCGACGGCGAGTTCAGGCGACATGGTGGGGCACCCCTTCGTGCAGCACGTCGGAGAAGCGGACGAACGCGGCGACGCCATCGGCCTCGGCCGCATCGCCCGCATCCGGCATCGGGTTGTCGCCGGGCGGCTTGGGCTTGTCGCTCGGCGGCGTCGGCGCAGTCGGTGCGGCGGGCGTGGTCGGAGCCGTCGGCGTGGCCGGTTCGTCGAGCATCGACAGCGGGCGGAACTGCACCTGCATCATCGGCTCGTCGCCACCCTCGACACCGGGCCAGCCTTCCTGCGCGCGCGCCTCGTTGATGGTCATGAAGCCCGACTGGATACCTTCCTTGTACGCGGTGAAGCGCACATCCAGATCGGTGCGCAGGATCGCGTCGACATCGAATTCCACGTCGACATCGGCGGCGAGATCAAACGTCGTGTCGAGCCGCGCTTCCAGTGCCTCAAGGTGGTATTGCAGGCACCCCGAGTAGTAGGTCCGCATCAGCGTTTCGCTGTTGCGATAGGTCACCTTGTCGAGGTCGCCCAGCAGGAAGCCCGGCACGCGGTACACGCGCGCCACGTCGGCCACGC